ACGCTTTGGCAGTTGGCGCACCTTTGCTACCAACTTTCCGCATACGTTCACCAGAGCCAGCCTTAATTCTTGCTTGTTTGGCATTGATATTGGCATAAAGTCCTTGTTTCATTTCTTCTTCGCCTTTCCTGCCTCAGACAAAGCAATAGCAATCGCTTGTTTCTGAGACTTAACAACCTTGCCACCCTTGCCTGAGTGCAACTCACCCGCCTTGTACTCACGCATGACTTTGCTAATCTTTGCCTGTGCTTTGGTCTTTTTCATACTAATACAAGACCTTTGCTGTAATAGTTCCAGAGGTGTAGGCTGTACAGTTGGCTCTCAAATACTTTGGCGCATTGGCAATAGTGACAATGCCATCAGCAGTCAAAGCAGTACCAATCGTTGCAAATGTTGTCCCATCAAGACTTCCTTGAAAAGCAACAGTGGCGGTTGTTATGCCTGTAACTTGCAGAAATGCGGGTTGTCCTGCGTCTGCTTGCACAGCAGTAGAAGCACCAGTTGCTGTTACAGCATTTAATAGGGTTCTTGCCCCAGATAATGAACTCATTTGCCTCTCCCTGTTTTCTTCATCATGTTAGTTGCAGTGCGCTGACCACGCATAGGCATACCTTTTGGCTTGCCAACAGCAACCATAATGGTCACAGGAAGACCCTTTTTCTTGCCATATTCTTTTGCTTCTTTTTCGCCTTTTTCAGAGTAGGCAAACTTCTTTTTTCCAACCATCGGCATAGGATTTCCCCTTATTTAAGTAACTTACCAGCAACAAATGTAATTACGCCACCCGCCATAGAAGCGATGGTCATGCCCATCCAAAAGCCACCTTTAGACTTGTTTGCCAACTCAAGGAGTTCTTTGACATCATTAGCCAATTGGTGAACTTCCACTTGCAGAGCCTCAACTTGGGCTTCTATTCTGCCAAAATCTCTTGCATCAATATCACTCATACTTGTTCCTTACGGGGTCTACCCATAGGCTTTTTCAGCGTTAATGTCTGCCTTGTTCCATCAACCTTCTCCACCTCCACGACAGCAGAAGTATCAACCTCTGTGTATTCAGGGTGTCTACGCATCTCAACAATATCAAAGTCGTGCCTAAACTCAACTGTATTGCCTGATTTATTGCAACGAAACAAAGCCATATTTATCCTTAAAAGAAAGGGGAGCAAGCCCCCCGATCTTTAGACCATACGAACTACAACAATTCGCATAGTGGTGGATGCCAAGTCAGCAGTTGTGCCAGACTCGTTTTGGATGCGGAATTTGACAGTATCTGCGGCTGAGACATAACCTGTCACAGTCAAACCTACCAAATCAACACCCAAAGATGCACCGATAACCATGTCACCCAAGGCAACGCCTGGGATCGTAATGTCATCAGTCTCGCCTGCGCCATCAACCAAAGAACCTGCGTTCAAAGTTGCTGTTACAGCCCATGTATCGCTGAAAATGCCACGGAATTGGTCATTTCCTCTGCGACTTGTTACTGCGGATGCGGTTGCCATGTATTTCTCCTAATTAGATTAAAAAAGTCCCCCCACCACTAGGGCGAGGGGCGCAACTGCAATTAGGCAGGAACTAAGAGAGCGAACATAGATGCAGACTTTGCCGCACCTGTGCTTGCCGCATCACGGAGAATCTGAACGCCATACAACGTATCAGATGTGAACAGCGTAGCAAGGTACTCTTGCTTGTACTGGACTTGTGAACGCACACCAATTTGCTCAACCAGAACCAAAGAATCTTTGTGTCCCATCAAACAAACACGAGCGCCAGCAGAACCTGATGCTGTGTCGCAATTGCTTGAGACAAACACAGGGATGCCATACAAGTTACCGATCTCACCAGTGCGGATGGTATTGTTAGTACCGCCAACAAAGGCTTGTTCTGTGTAACGTGCCAAGCCCATCAGCGTGTTACGGCTTGAGGGTGGGATGATGAAGAAACGACCATCCATAGGAGTATCGTTGTCATCCAAACGCTGAATGGTGCGGCGAATAGCGGCATCGGTCAAGGCTGACTCATTGTTGCTTGCGGCAACATAAGCAGATGTACCATCACCACCAATAAACGCACCAGTTGCGTAGGCGTTTGTACCAGCACCATTATTGGTTTCACGTCCAAGGTTAATTAAGTCTGTATCGACTTGTTTAGCCAAAGCGTAACCAGCGTCTGCTGTGTAGAAGTTACGCAAACTATTTAAAGCCTGTGCTTCTACGATGTCTTCAATCAAACGGCTATATTCATAGTGTTTGTCGATTGCTACCTGAACTTCGGATTCCGTTGCCGCAATCAAAGTTACTTGTGAACCAGCCGCCTTTGCAGACGCTGAACCACGGGTAGGGGCGGGAACGTGAACTACATCACCCTTCTTGCCCTTGAAAGACATCTTCATAACCAAGTTTGCTAAAACGAGGTTCTTCTTGTAAGCCGCAACAATTTCGTCACTCCAAATTTCAGGAATGAAGGTTGCCGCTGTCGTTACTGTCACATTATTTGTACCTAAAGGCATGATAAATCTCCAAAAAGCGATAAGTTAATTACTTGACCCGTCCCTCTGCGTAGGCTTGCATGATTTCATCACTCAAGGCTTCGTATCGGTTTGGATCGGTCATTTTTAGCCGAATAAGGTCAGCCCGTCTATAAACTCTTTTTCCTGATTCTCCACTACCACCTACATCAACAGATGCCGCCTTCAGGTTAGTCTTGCGAGTTGCTTCTCCAGCATCACTCGTTTGTTTCGCCTTCACGCCACGTAACTGTTTATAAGTAGTAAGTAATTCGTTTGCACTATCGTAATCAAACTCACCATCAGCCTTGGCAAACAGATTTATGCGAATAGGTGAAGATTTCACCCAATTTGCAAAGTCTGGGTCTGAGGCAACCTGACCAAAGTCGGGATGCTCTTGCGCTAACTTTTGCTGAATTTGCATCTTTTTGAAGTCATAAGCCGCTTGGCGACCTGCAACTACATCTGGATGGTTATCGACAGTTTGACGAATTGCTTCTTTTGGATTCTCAAAGAAGTCTACTTCTGGTTGTTCCTCTTTAATAGATTGCTTGTTAGAACTGAGGTTCTGCTTTATGAGTTCATCTGCTAGTTTACGAATCTCGCCTACTTCTTTACCTTGACGATCAATTAACTTGTTAGCCTCTTGGTGCATCTTGATAACATCTTCTAGACTTTTATCCCGATAGAAATTGGGAATGTCTGAAAGTTGCTCATTCTGAGGAAGTCTTTCTTGCTTCTGTTCTTCAACTACGTCTAACTCACTTGGCGACTCATCTTCATTTTCAATCAACATATTTTTCCTTTTCCTGCGTGTTTATCGTTCTCAGGACATTTAACTTGCACTTTTTACAAGTTATTACTTTGCTCCCACTTCAGTCTGTCTAGGTGTTTTCTTTCGAACTTCCCATGCTCTGATGGGAAAGAACCAGACCACCCTTCCAATTTGAAGTTAGGTGCGCTTATGAGGCGGTTGGCTGTTGCTCCGCACTCACACTTAAAACCTGTTGTCTCATAATCAACAAGTCTTTCAGTTTTATGCCCGTTTTCACAGGCAAAATCAAATAGTCTTTTCATTCAATTCCTCAAATGCTCTTTCGCTGACCTCTTTCAAGGTTCTCAGCCATGTGAGTATTGACAATTCGCCCTTCTTGAAATGCAAGGACTTTTCGTCAGGGATTGTACTGATATTGTTCAACGATTCAATCATTGTGTCAATATCTTCCATTAAGTCTTTCCAACCCTCTTTTGACATCAAGTCAAAGCGGGCTTCGTAGTACTTTTGCAAAGATGGGTCAAGAGACATGGGATTTTTCCAAATATTTCTTAAGTTTAACCAAAGTTTCTACGTTGTCCTTTACTAAACCTAATGCTCTATTGCAATTTCCGCAAAGAAGTCCACGAATAGTCCCTGTTTTATGGTCATGATCTACATTTAATTTTTTACTTAATTCATTTTGGTGCAAACCACATCCAACACAACAGAAATGTTGATCTTCAAGCATTTTTTCATAATCTTGATTTGTTATTCCATAGTTTTCTAAAAGTTTTTGATTTCTAATGCGTTGTTTTGTTTCAGGCTTATTTCTATATTTTTCTCGTGCTGTTTTGCAAGATGGGTGATTCTTTGTTCTTTCTTTGCATACCTCTTTATTTTTTTCATAGTATCTTTTAGCGTATTCTTTACGCTTTTGTTTTATTTTTTCTTCTGGGGTCATGCGCTTGCTGTGGTTAATGGAGTTAAATCTTCCGTTGTCCAGTAATCCTTGGCAAGCATAATCTTTAGATGCTCTTTGTTACGAGCCAAGCAGTCTTGCCATTCAGAATCTTCCATTCCATCTGGTTTTCCAGCATTTATAAGAGCCACGCTATCAAGTGCCGCTTTGTAATGCTGTGCAATTTGTTGTGCTTCTGTTAATTCATTCATATTCCCACCTTTGCTTTGAGTGCGGTAATCTCTGTGGCTTGCGCGTCAACGATTGCTTTAAGTTCTTGGATGGCTTTTACGCAAACAGATACCAATCGGTCATAAGATACGGCATCAGGTCTACCTTGTTTGTCTATTGCAACTACTTCTGGTATTACTTCAACCATTTCTTCTGCAATAAAACCAACATCAGAACGACCATCATCCTTG